CGACACTGGAAACATGAATATGTTCCACCAGTCGATCGGTTCGCTGACACTGTTGGACGACTATCGTCGTTGGCGCGACCGCGTCTTCCTCGACGAATTGTTCAAAGCTGAGTCACGTGGCAAGTCCAGCGACTCCCAGGGTGGTTTCTACTATCCAAACGATAAGAACAAAACTGGCGTCACAGTCGAAACGTACACTGCAACTGAATATGCTTCCGAGCGTTTCAAGTTCAACGTTAAGACTGACCTTCTAAACGTCGTCAAGAGCCTTCGCAAGCGTAACGTTCCTGTCTTCCAAGACGGTTACTACCGCTGTATTGCTGATCCATCTTTCATGAAGGATCTGCGTGCTGATCAAGGCTTCCGTGAAGTTGCACGTTACCCAGGCATGGGACAGCCTAACCCTCTGATGGGTGCAGGTTCTCCTAACGCCGCGATCTATGCTGGTGGCCAGTACGGCCAAGCCCAGTTCGTTGGTGGTGAGCCTGTTATGCCTTCCGGCTTCGTGTTTGAGGGTGTGCGCTTCTTCGAGTCCACCAACATGCCTGACAAGACTGCAACCGTGAACATCGGTGGTGGTGCAGGTGCACAAACTAACAACTCTACCCCTCCTGGTCTGTTCTTCGGTCCTCAAGCGGTTGGTGTCGGTATTGGTGGTCCAAACGCACAAGTCCTTATTAACAACAACGACGATTTCAGTCGCTTCATCATTCTGATCTGGCAACTGTACGCTGGCTTTGCGAACCTGAATAAGGATTTCGTGACCACTGCCTTTACAATCACCGAGCAGTAAAGGAGGAACTTACTAAATGGCAACTTACAAATCTGACGCTGGAGCTATTCTTCAGCCCGGCAATCAAATCAACCGCCTGTCCTCCTATAACACCGAAGGTGTTTTTGGCTGGCCCGGTATCGAAGCTTATGAGCTCATCGGATACGTCAAGATTAAGAACTTGGCTGCTGATAAAGCTAACTTCAAAAGCTTTGATCTGATCGTCCCTTCCCCTGACCGTCGTCCAGACGACCGCGTGCGCGATGACCGCACTTCTTTGGTTGTCAAGGCTTCTGCCGCCCGTCCTGCTTTTGTCTATGGCGCTTCTATCGCCTTGGCACAGGACCTTCCAGCCGGTGGTGAGCCTTCATTCCCTGCTTCACCTGTTACAGCTAATCTTGAAGGCACCAATACAGAAGTTCTTCTTCTTGGTCCTGACAATGGTGGGTCACCTTTCGGTATTCCCTCACCTCAGCTGACTGGTCTTGCAGCCGCTTCATCCTCAATTGCTATTGGTGCTACTGGGATTGCCCAGGGCACTGCTGACACCACTGCAGCGAACCTTCCGTTCTTGCATGCCGTTACTGGCACGATTGTTGCAGCTGACTTGGCTGACTCGATGATGTATGAAGCAACTGCTGACACCACCTTCAAGGTGTATAACGTCAACGGCGTCACTTCTACAAGTGTCAACGGAGACGGCGTCAACATCTCTGCCGCTGACAGCGAAGCTGGCCGCGCTGCTTACATTGTTTGCCGCGTGAACTACCTGCGTCCTGCAGCAGCTGTTTCTTGGAATGACATCCAGGGCTTCATTGATTTCGCCTCCCAAGTGGGCGGTTCTGATTCCTGATAACCTGTCGGTTTATTACCAAATTTTCGCGGGCCCTTTTGTTGGCCCGCTTTTTTATTGCTATTGTGTATGAAGGTTGTATGCTTGTTTAGTAATTTCTGTTAATTATGCTGTATCAGAACCGTGTGACTGGTGGTCTTGTCGAAGTTATTTCTTCTCATGGCGAGGGGATTCTTATGTGTGTTGATGCTAATGAGGAGGTTTTATATCTAAATGAAGAAGATTTGACTCCTCACCTCACTGCCACCACTGAGCAACTTAAAAACGAAGAGCGCCTGACTAATAGTCTCAAGGCAGAGGGCGCTACTCTTCTGAAACCAACTAAAAAAGAAACGTTTCCTAACGATATGAGGGTGAACGTAAACATTGCGTCTGCTCGTATTATCGCTGATACTCTTCCTGGAGTAGGCCTGAAAACAGCAAGGGACATCAAAGATCTACAAATGTCTCTTCCTGGTGAACGGTTTACACGCTTAGAGCAACTTAGATCTATCAAACGAGTGGATTGGGAAGAAATTTTTAAAGATAATCTTGTCCGTGTCGAATGATTATTCGCGCATGCTAATCTGTTATTGGTGCATCTATAGAGGTGTCCATTAATGCATTGGTGATTGTTAATGCAGCTTGATACCTTCCTGAAGTCAAAAGTACGTTGGCATTTGGGTTATAACCTAACGTCTGTTCCTGCAGGTGATATTGCACGTTTAGAAGAGGCTGTTAACAACGTGCAAGACTCTTACTGGTACAGCAAAATTGTTGAACAGCTTGGACGCTGTGATGAAGCCGAAAAGCGTACAGACATGACCGGCTCTGTAAATAACAATACTGTTCCACGGAGTCGTGTTGAGTCGATCGCCGGTGACGTTGATCGTACGATTGCAACGTCTGACTTTAGGGACACGTTGCGGACGTGGACGCAGATATATATCTACGAAACAGATAGGTTAGCATTACATCTATATGTCCCTAATTACAGGAATCCGGAGCAAGCTCGGTATAGATTTAATCGGGAGGGCGCCGAGTTTATTCAAGCGCTTCCTGGTCCTGCTGATGTTGCTGTCGGGACCCGTCTTGTTCTCGAAAACAATTTTAGGTAACGAACTATCAGCAGAAATGGAAAGAAATCTCCTCGACACTTTTAGAAAGACGCCTGCCGGTCGTCAGCTCTTAGATACGATTAGCTACGCAGAAGGAACGAGGCGTGCAGATCCCGCTGAATCCTATCGTGTCATGTATGGAGGGGGTACTTTTGACGATTTAAGCCAACACCCCGACAAAGTAATTCAGGGAGGGCAGTATTCAAGTGCTGCTGCTGGGCGCTACCAGTTTATGCCTGGTACGTGGGGAAACGTATCTAAAAAACTAGAGTTAGATGATTTTGGTGCCGAGGCACAAGATCTCGCAGCATTAAAACTTGCTCGGGATCGGCTTCTATCTATCGGCGGGCTTGCAGCAGTTGAAAAAGAAGGTTTTTCTTCTAGAGTTTCAAATGCGCTTTCTCCTGAATGGGCTTCACTACCGACAACGCAGGGTGTGAGTTATTACGGCCAACCTGTCAAATCTCTTAAAGATTTGCAGAAAGTCTATGGTCAGGCACCTTCTCCTGCTCCTGCTACATCTAAGCCCGGTCCTGTTTCCCCTGAAGTTGCGCCAAAGCCTGCGTCATCTCCATCTTTGAGCATGCTAAAAAACTTTATAAAGAAAAGACTACCTTTTGTAGGTTCCAAATCTGGATTTGACCCACAGAAGGCATTAAGAGCCGCTTTCAACTCAAGCGAATTAATGGAGTGATATGGCAAAACAATACTCTATTGCTGATATTGGAAAAGAATTTGAGGGATATGGCCTTCGTATCAGAGAGCATCCTGATTTCGGAAGAGTAGGCGGCCACTCTCCTGGTTCTTATCATTACTCAGAGCAAGCGATTGATCTTACTGACTATCGGCCTGACTTTGCGCCTGAATATAAAGGTGGTAAACCAGTTAGTTGGCAGCAAAGGACTAAATCCATTGCGAATAGGGCTAAACAATCGGGTTTATTTACAGAGGCATTAGGCCCTGGGGATGCCAATCATGATACACACGTGCATTTGGCATTAAAAGACACCGTTCAAGCTACTCCTGAGACTCTGCAGTGGATTGCCACTGGACGCTATTCAAATCCACAGGGGCAGATCAGTTCTGAGCTCCCTTTACAGCAAAAAGACGCACCTTTAACAGGTTCAGTGTTGTCAAATCTTGATGTTCAAGCTAAAAACAGACAAAAAGAACAAAAAAACAATACAAATCAATTTTTAAGTTCGTTTATTGCTGATAATCTGATGAACAGAAGTACCGGATCTCCTTTTTCGCAAGGTTCTGCACAAGAACAGCTTAGATCCGCATTTCAGACCCCTGAATTAATGACATGATGAGAATTGCAGCAGTGCCAGGGTATTCAGCTGGCTTTCCAGTTACATACAGAAACATGTATAACGATTATCAAATGACGACGGCAGGTTTTGGTGATCCCTTTAGCCCATCCAAGGCGGAGCAGCATACTCCTTGCAATTTAGTGGTTTCTTACACTGGCCAAAATGATCCTAAGTACCAATTAAACAATCCCGCGTACATGCGCGAAGTCATGCGTTCTTACTCTGATTCGATGCCACAAGTAGTCAACAATAGAAAACCGGTACAAAATCTATGAGTGTTAAACCCACTACGAAGCTTGGCTACATGTACGGACTAGGCGGTCGAAGAAATATTCCTTCTGAAAGACCTTCGAACAGTAATCAAGATTCTCTTGCAAAGGGTCAAGCTGTTGGGGTTGAAGGGTATGCTGACATACGCTCTGCAGGGCCTAGAGCGCCTCTCCGTAAGGCTGGGGATGTGTTTCCGTTAGGATTGTTACAACCCGGATTTGTACCGGATCCTTACGCACGTGGGTCTGAGCTTGCAGGTTTACCTGGCGGATGAAGTCCTAATTTAATTTAATCTATCGAGTAGTTTTAAAATGGCAGATAGTAAGATGCCTCCAAAGCTTCTAGCTCATTTCAAGTCTAAAAACGACAAGAAAGATGGGAAAGTAGCTGAAAAGAAAAACGATAAAGAAAAGCGTAAAGAGGCCCTCTCAAAAGCGCGTTCTCGTATCGAAGAGAAAAGCCGTAAGAAAAAATAATCAATTACCCTTATAATAAAATTAGTGCAATCCGCTGAGTAAACGTGTCTAGTACAAGCTCTAATAAACAGCCCTTGATGGTAGATCGGCCAGCATCTACATCGACGTTACTGACTGTGGCTTCAGGCCAAGCGTTCTCTACGAGTCTTGTTCCTACTGCTGTTGGTAACGCAACACGCATTTTTGATGTTGACTCGGCACTGACAGATACCTCCGTTTCCGGTGCATACATTGACGAAATTTATTTACAGTATACAAAACGCCCTCTAGAATTTATTGACGCACAAGCAGCTGTTACGGCCACCGGCTATACAGTAAATTCTGCTCCTGGCACCACGGTCACCATTACCTTCCCTTCCGCGCATAATGCAAGAGTCGGACAGAAAGTATGGGCCAACTTCACTACACACAGTTCAGGCGCACTTCCTGCCAGCCAAGAGTTGACAGTTATTGCAATAACTCCTACTAAAATTGTCGCCACACTTGCTGTGGCTGCAATAAGTATTAGTGGCGCCTGCACCGTTCAACTTCCTGTTGATATTTGTTTCTACGCAGTTGGTACTAGCAGTATCACAAGTACGAATCAATTTTTTCCTTTATTTGTATCCAGTATTTCGGCTGTCGCTTCAAGTTTTAGTTACAGCTTGACATTAGAAGGTGATCTTCCCTTCATTAACCACCCTGTAGTTCAGGCTGGCGCCAATTTTACAAGTACTAACAGCACCATAGCTCCTAAGACCCGTGGACTAATGCTTCGTCGAGGACAAGCACTATATGCAGCTGTAAGCGGAACTACTGCACTTACAAGTGGGTTCTTTGTCAACGTCCAGGGCGGATTTTATTGAGGCGAACTAATGCCTTTTGGAGTAAGTGGTTTCGGCAACTCTGCTAATAGAGGTTTTAATGGAAAGTACGAAAAAAAGTTTAGTAAATTAACTGATTTTAACCCTAATAAAAAGAAAACCGATCTTCCAGCTCGTTTTGATTTTGAGCCTTTCGATAAAGAACCAGCAAGCGAAATAAGGTTTTATAACAGCGATTCTTTATGGTCACGTTGGCGTAGAGGGTATGAGTTATACACACTGACGCAAACATATTTAGGCTCAGGAGCAACTGAACGTAATACTCGTGGTGACTTTCGAATGTATTGCGCATTTCAACAGTTTCCAGGGGTTTTCATCCCCGCACGTATATTTACTTTTCCAAGCACTGACCCTGAAATAGGGGAGCACATGGTCGGAGTGCGTGATACAAATAGTTTTAACTTTTACAATTTCGGTCTTCCTATTCTTGCGGTACGCTATTTAACGGTAGCGAGCGCCGGTACATACGCACAATCTGGGACTACTATTACCGTAACATTATCTGCGCATTCTTTACAACCAACAGACTCAGTATATTTGGTTTTTACAAGCGGCAGTGGTGTTGACGCTACATTACCCATTGCTTCTGCCACACAAAACACTTTTACGTGTACTGCGGCAGTGGCGGCTACAACATCAGGAAATGTAACTGTACGTGAAAGTACAACAGTAGATAGCCCTAAATGGAGTGAGCTTCGCGTTAAGTTTCGTTTTTTACCTACTCCAGTTGAGTTTTTTGCAGGAGAACGTCTTGCAGATCGCGTAGTAGAAAAAGATCCAGGAGTCGCATTTGCATATTCTCAAGTACTTAGCACAATTACTGTTAACTGCTTTGCTCTACACGGCTTGGCAACTGGTAATCAAGTCCTTCTTGTTTTCTTCTCAGGCGCATCAGTTCCAAATCTATACACAGTGACAGTAACAAGTCCTACACAGTTTACTGTTCAATCAATTGTCCCATCCACTACAAGCGGTACAGGTCTTGCCAATCGAAGAATACGTGGTTACGATTACAACGATTATGTCGGATACACCGTAACAGGCACGGATGACTCTACTAAAGAGTTGTTGTTTCAGCGTGCAGATAGCTACGGAAGCAAAGTAATTGACGGAGTTCCAACCTCAGTAGTACCTGCGCACAGGGGATTTGTAGTAGGCAGATTCCTTACAACTGAGATACGCCATCAGTGCAGTTGCCCTGACTTCATGCGTAGAAAAGCATATAACCTGTATGAAGATGCGCAAAAAAGAAATTTCCCTACTACGACAATTAAGAGTGTTAAACCAGGGCAGCGTCTTGGCCGTACCACTGATGCAGACACGGGAGAAGAAACCGGAGATGGTTTTAAAATTTACGATCAAAGAGCACAAGAAGGTGTTTACAGCGATCTAGGGTATGTAGCTGTAAATAATTTTTATCAGTTACCTACATATGAAGATAGCGTTGCTTTTTCTCAACCTAATTTAATGTATTATCAAACGCGCTGGTGTAAGCACGTTTACGCAGCAATGTGGTCTATTGTTCACGATGAGGGGAACTTAGGCATCAAGTTAACAGGCAAATATACGCAAGCAGGCGGTCCCAATATAACCATTATTGCTACGGATCACGGACTAGGTGTGAACACAAAAATGCAACTAGATTTCACAAGCGGGAACGCTATCTCTGGTGAATACACAATTTCTGAGGTAGTTGATAAAAATACTTTTTTAATAATTTATCCTTTTACTCAGACCACTGCGGGCTACGTAACAATTAAGAATTTAAAAAATCACGAATATGTTGGGGCATGGCTTCACGAGCCTAATGACATGCCGATCGGCGCTGCTTTGGAAAAATTCTATGAACGTTTAGATAGAGACAATAAACGTACGAAAAAACAAGCGGAGCGCATGGCTATGATGGGCTATGGAATGCCTTGGACTGGAGCAAAAGAAATCACAGGTGCGCGAAATCAACCTCAGCAGGTTGGTAATTTTGACGCCAACTTGGTTAGCTTGATGATGACAGATAATATGCGTCGAAAATTTGACACTGACCCTGATAGTCCAACATTTGGGCAGAACATTTTTGTGCATACAGGTGGTGTTAAGGAAAACAAGGCAACTCTGATGTTGATGATGATGAATAAACTTTTTAACATTGCACCTGAGTTAATTGAGTCCACAAAAGTCGGCATGCTTGACCAACCTCTTACTGATTACACCAGTGATTTTCAATTCGGTGAAATTGATGGCGGCACGTATTTAAACGGTATACCTGTACCAGTAGTAGCAAACAGTGATGTGAATTGCCAAACCTATAATCCTCTTGTTCCCCAGGTTATATTTATTGACGCTGGGTCTTACATAAACACTTAAAAATGACTGTACAGATTCTCAGCAGACGTTCTGATCTGCTCAATGACCGTCCTACACCACAGCGTATCGGTTCCGGTGAGCTCTGTTTAAATTCCAACCCAGGAGACCCTGGGCTTTATTTTAAAGACGATGTAGCGGCACCTAGCACAGGGTTGATCAAAGCAGGACCCACATTCATCGGAGCGGCAGCACCTAATACACCTGCTGCTGGTTTTGCGTCCTTTTGCAAAGGAGAGTCTTGGTTGGATACTGCTAGCACACATATATTAAAGCTTTGGGATGGCACAGCATGGCAGTACCCCAAAGCCATTGCGTCAAACAGTGCTGGTAAGCCTTCTAATCCTGTTGATGGGCAACTTCACTATGACAAAACAGCGGCTGGCTTTTTTATGTACGACGCCACTACTGCTGCTTGGGTTTTAATCTAATTTTTAATTAGATAATCGAGAATACGGTCAAGTTTATTGTGGACAGCTTCCATTTCTCTAACAAAGTCGTCTTTAAGTACGTAGTTTCTAATCACTTCGTTTTCAAGAGCATCGATTTCCTGTTCAATTTTTTCAAATCTACGTTCGAGTTTTGTATTGAAATTAGACAGTGCACGTGAAAGCCCAGTAAAGGCGCCCACGCCGCCGGTAAAAAAAGCGGCAAGCATCTCTGGTGTCATGGTAGACCGATAGTCTTACCTATATTCTAAAGGATTTAACAACTTAGAATACTAAAAAGTCAAATAAAATATGGCTACATACGAACCTAATGTAGAGGGCGCTATAGCGGTCATAGTTGATATCATGGTGGGCAATGCCTTCACAATGACGCGGCAGCCTTATGCGCCAAATTCTCGCGGCTTAGTTGACGCGCTAATTGACTTAAAAGAAGGTTTCCCTGTATTTGCACCGACACGTGTCGGTTTTGATGCGACAACATTCGAAGATGTAGCAAATGGAAATGCTCTGTATATGAGAGCATCTGACGGGCTCGTCGGAAAAGCACAAGCTGATGGCACACAAGATGAAGCTCTTGTTGTGGGTTTTGCCGACGATGCCGCTCTATCAGGAACGGTTGTAAAAGTACTTGTAGCCGGGTTATTAGATTATCCGAGTGCAATAGACCCCGGTGATGTTTATTTCTTAAGTACGACAGCAGGTGAGATTTCCCTTACTGCTCCATCTACTGCAACACAATTTGTTACTCGCGTAGGAGAAGGTGCGACAACTACAGAATTCAGTATTCAACTCGAACCCCCTATTTTATTAAGGTAATGTCAGGAGTATCGAATTACGCACCATATGCAGCTAATGCGCAAGGTATGGTCGAGGTTCTTTTAGACCTAAAGTCAACAATGGCAGGCCGTACTGTCTATTCAACAAATGGTTTTGGTGCGCTTGCGTTTGAAAATGTTACACAGGGCGCTCCTTTGTATGCGCGTAGTTCCGATGGGAAAGTTGGTAACGCTATTGCAAGCGGATCTCTTGATCAAGCAACTGTAGTCGGTTTTGCTGAAAGGGCTAAATTGACAGGTGAACTGGTACGTTGCCTTACTGTGGGTGTTCTCGCGACGTCTGGTTTAGACGCAGGAGAATCCTACTATTTAGCAACAGCAACTGGTGCCATTACTAAAACGCCTCCTTCAAATACAGGTGAATTCGTGACCAGAGTTGGTGAAGCTGCAACAGGCGCATCATTGATTATTCAATTAGAGCCTCCTGTCCTGCTGCGCTAAATAGCTGTGCTGTTAAAATGAAGAAACCGGAAGAACTATTTGAGGTTATAAGGATTTAAAAATGACAACAAGAAAGTCAATTATTTTAAATCAAGGGTTTTTTCAGGAGTTAAATACTCCTACAGACGATCTTGATTTTGCTGGGAATACCACATCAGATCTTACTGAAGGTACTAATCTTTACTATACAAATGCCAGAGCAAGAGGTGCAATATCTGTCACTGATTCCGGAGGTGACGGGTCTCTTGCTTACAACTCAAGCACTGGGGTAATAACTTACACAGGACCCAGTGCAGCCAATGTACGCGCTCATCTTAGTGTTGCAGCAGGATCAGGGCTTACGTACAACAGTGGCACAGGCGTGTTCAGCACAAGTGCAATTCCTAATGCACAACTGGACAACAGCTCATTAACGGTTGGTTCAACAAGCATTTCACTGGGTGCCACCGCAACCACGGTTGTTGGTCTAACATCGCTCACATCCACCACACTTGAAGGCACAACTACTGTACGAATCGGTGCAGCAGATGCAGCAAACGGAATTGTTTTAAATTCCTCTGGCATCACATTCGAGGGTTCTGGTGCTGATGCGAACGAAACAACTATTTCAGTAACAAATGCCACCGCAGATCGTTCAATAGTTTTCCCAGATGCGGGTGGCACTGTAGCGCTACTCACGTCTTTAAGCGCAAGCAACAGCGGAACGGGCCACGGGGCTTTGGCGTATAACAATTCAACTGGTGCCTTTACTTATACAGTAGTTACAGCTGCAAACATAAGAGGTGAAATCTCAGTCACTGATTCTGGTGGTGATGGCAGTCTTGCTTATAACAATTCGACAGGAGTAATAACTTACACAGGACCCAGTGCAGCCAATGTACGCGCTCATCTTAGTGTTGCAGCAGGATCAGGGCTTACGTACAATAGCGGCACAGGCGTGTTCGGTACAAGTGCAATTCCTAATGCACAGTTAGCCAACAGTTCTTTTACATTAGGCTCAACAGGAATTGCGTTAGGTGCAACTGCAACGACAATCACCGGCTTGACATCACTCACGTCAACTGCTGTTATCACTAATGACGGTGTTTCTGGTTTTGCGATTAGGGATGCAGACGACCTTTCAAAAATTGCGCGATTTGATAGCGGAACAATTTCTGCATCAACTACCCGCACATATACTTTTCCAGATGTAACCGGACAACTTTTAGTTAGCGGAGGAGCAGCAACGTTTGTGGATAGTACTTTTAGGATAGAAGATAACGCTGATAACACTAAGGAGCTTGCTTTTGAATGCTCCAGCATTACTTCTGGGCAAACACGAACGATGACAGTTCCTGACACAAGCGGTACTATTTCAACTGAAAGTTTTGCCACTGCGATTGCAGTTGCATTAGGATAGAACTATGTCAACACAAGTACAATTCCGAAGAGGAACCACTGCCGAGAACCAAGCGTTTACTGGTGCTGATGGTGAAGTTACAGTCGATCAATCCAAGAGAATCTGTGTTGTACACGACAGTACCACTCCTGGAGGGTTTCCT